GATGTAATAAGTTTAGTAGATGCATTTAGTTCATCTTTATCTGTTACTAGTTTGATTGAACAATCTGAATGCGTTCCTAAACAAAGTATAGTTTTACCTACAGAAATATTAGGTCAGGGTATAGATCAAATACCTTTACAAAAATATGATATTATCAGAGCGAAAATAGGTCCAGGTACACACTATGGAGTAATCTATAAAATAGATACTGAACTAAATATTGCTTGGACAGTAAGTATAACTAGCGATATTACTTTAAACAATCTAATTCCTATTAAAAGAAGCAGATTGTTTAAAACATTCTTTGTAGCTTATTTTCATCCTGTGTTCTTAGACAAGAACAACTACACTTTTTGTAATGTTTTTGATAATAAAGAAGAATTTGATGAAACTATAAGAATTATTAAAAAGTATTATAAAACAAATTTTAGAGTATGAAAATAGATTATAACAAAACAGCAATTATTCCTTTAGATTATAGTAAAGGAAGTAAAGGTTTATGACTAGCAGTTAAAAAGAATAATAAATATATTCTGAGATTACTAGCTATATTTGAAACAGCTCTCGTTGAACAAATCAAAATAAGTAACAGAGATTTGTTTGATTACAATGTATTTTGTAGTTTAAAAGAAGCATTATTAGATTATGATTTTACTTTAACTAAAAAGAATTATAATCAATTAGATGCT